AAGCAGAATCTCCAATTGAAGTTACAGATGATGGAATTGTAATATTTTGAAGTGAAGAGCAACCATAGAAAGCAGAACTTCCAATTGAAGTTACAGATGATGGAACGTAAAAATATTTAATCTTCCGTCTACGATTGGTTGAAGAGGAAGGCCATCCAGTTTGACCTTCATTTTTTACTGTAACATATTTTACGCCATCGTAATAATTCAATCCCCAATATAAATCCTTACTTCGCATACTTTTAGAATCTTCATTTAAAGCATTAATTATTACTGATGTATAGTTAGTAAGATAGCCCAAATTTACATAACTTGTTACTTCCTAAGACGGTCTAACTTCTTTTATACATAAACCGTTTATATTAACCGAAGATGCAAAAATAATTCTATCACCATACTAATCGTTTTTTATAGGTGTTTTTATGGTATAATCCCCATATTCGGAATAGGTGTGTATGTATTCTGTATTTAATACACCATCTCCCCAATCTTTTTCTACATCCATTGAACTTTGAAATAATCGTACTTCTTTACCTGTTCCAATATCCAAGTGAATATCAATTTCAGTCAATCCACTCTCAGTGTGATAATAAGGCCCAACAGTAATTACCTGACCAGTTGTATCAGTCTGAATATCTTCAAGTGTCCAGTTCCATCCTTCAAACACCAATCCAGAATGTACAGGAACGGTAGGTAAAGCAGTCTTTGAAGCTACTTCATCTTTAGTCCAAGTATCAATCAAGGTACCATCATAATCAGCAAAGATTACAGCAGTATTATCAGTAGGCTCAGGACTTGAACCACCTTCATATGTACCAGTAATTAAAGCGCCAGTCTTATCATGTGCTGTGTAACCTTTCAGGAGCTTATCTACAGCTACAGTATCAGCAGTAAGGTCTAATAGTGTATCATTACCTAAAATAACTTTATTTACAGCCATTATTAACCTCCAATAGTTACAGTTTGACCCCCAGCACTGTTATCAGCATAAGTTACAGGAATAGCAGCTACATCAACCTGAGACAAGTAATCATAACCCTCATCTGGAAGAACACTCTGAGCAGACATAGAAGGAATTACAGATTTAGTCTGTGCATTAACAGTGTCACCAGCAAAACTACCTTCGACACCAAGAATAGTTACACCAGACTTAATATTACCAGCAATAATCTTAGCACTTTCAGTAGCGTCTATAGAAACAGTACCAGAACCATCATGGAAGCCCATGGGAATAGTATAGGCGGTCTTGTCAGAGATAGTTCCACTTACAGCACCCTTGTTAGGCATAGTACCTGTTAGTTTAGTGCCACGAGCATAAGCAGTCTTACCCTCAAGAATCTCAGCTACAGCAACAGTAGCATCTTGAGTATCAGCATCATAAGTACAAGTACCAGTAATAGGAGCACCAGACTTATCATGTGCTGTAGTATCTTTCAAAAGCTTTTCAGCAGTAACAGTATCAGCAGTCAGGTCAAATTTGGTTTCATTACCAACTACTAATTTATTAATATATTTAGCCATTTAAAGACTCCTCTCCAATAATTAGTGTATATCCCTCAGCAGAGTTAGAAACTTCATATTGAGGAATCTTTTTAATTGTCACATTCTTTAACATTCTCTTATTTCTTGTTTCAAGAGTTTGTTCATCATATGTCTTAGGGGTAACTTCATATTCACCATCATAAGGAGGTGTTTGAGAAGTTCCACCGATATTAAATCCAATATTGATTGTATTAATAGGTTTAGTAATCATAATTCGCCTCACTTAAATCTAATCTTGTCAGTGAATTGAAGAGTTTCGCCATCAACTGTGACATTATACATATAGGAGCCAACAGCTAATTCAGCAGGGATAGTAAACCAATAACATTCATTCTCTTCATCATAATTACCAAGAATGTTATACTCTCCCATTTTAAACATAGCTTTTACATCTGAAACAGGCTCACCATTATCATCAGTTAAAGTAAGTGCAAAGGTATTATCATAGCCACTACTACCAAGAATAGCACCTTGCATATTATCCATCTTTGCCATTTCTCACGCTCCTTTAAATACCAAGTCCAACAATACTAAAGAACTCAATCTTTGTATTTCTTCTATAATCCTCAACACAATATCTTAAAGCTGCCATAGCATCATCTTCAAAATCTACAGGCTAATCTATATACTGTCCTGTAGTCTTGTCTTTCTGCCATTTCCATTGTTGTATTTCCTTTATTGTGTTTAAACAACAGCCGTTAATATGAATTTTGTGTTGCTTTAGATAATCTATCTAAGCATTTACAGAACCTTGTTCTTTCTTTACACCAGTAGCAAAATAACCAGCTTTCTTCCACATCTGTATTCTATCAGGTTCAGCACTATCACACCACATACGCTTATGCTTATCAAAATTCATATTATTAGCAAGTGTTATTATTTCGTCTGTATCTTTTTCATGCACATATAACTCTCTCAGTATATAGATTTCATCATCTTTAAAGCCAACTTCGAGAATACAATTAGCATGATTGTATCCAAAGTCCTGAGAGTACAATACATTGTCATAGAAAGAGAAATCTTTATTTAAGTCTTGAATAACATAATTAGTAAGAATCAGACCGCCAATTTCTCCCCATTCGCCCAAGCCATATACCCTATAACCTTCCGGGTCTACTTCCTTACGTCTTTTCATTCTCTTATGATAAGATTCGTCTATAAATCTATTATCAAGATAAGTAGAGTGGCATTTGCACACATCAGGAGAATCCCAATCCCAAAAGCGTTTCTTAATCCAATGGCTTGCAGAAACAGGATTCAGAGAGAAAGTGACTTGATAATATAGATTCTCAGGAAGCACACCTCTTAGACGGTCATCCAGTATATCAACATCACTCTCTTGTATTTCTGTAGCTTCTTCACACCAAATCCAACAGAGCTTTCCATGTTTCACAGTAATTGATTTAACACGCTCTCTTGCTCTTTCATCACTGAATCCTCTAAAGATAATACTATTACCAGTAACTTTGTTCTCAAGGTAAAGAGAGGGAGAGGTTCTAATAGACCACAGCCTATCAAGCCCACATCTATTAATAGCAGAACATAACTCAGCAAATGTACTATCCTTGTGGCTTGTCTCTGTCTAACGAACAACCAAGAGATTAGCACCTTTGTATTTTTTATCTGAAAGCTTGAGAATATAATCTGTAGCAATATCTACTGATTTACCAGAACCTGCACTACCAACGGCTATCCTATATCTTTGTCTTGACCTGTTGAACTCTTTAAATACTGAGTTCATTTCAACTTTAATCGCCATAGTCAATACTTATCTCCGCATCAAGATTTACATTCTGTTCGTCTGGCATCTTAAATCCATTGTTTGTCAGGAGATATTCAATCATCTTAGCATTACCCTTTTCAGCTAATTCATAAGCTTTTCTGACTGCTATTCTTTGGGCTTCTTTAAATCTAATTAAGCACAATTCATGTTCGTACTCTTGAAATTCTGGACGCTTCTTCCACTTATAAATCGTTTTAGGGTCAATGCCTATATCTTTTGAAACTTGTAAATCAGACAACGTAGGATTATCAACCCTATACTCAGCTAATTGTTTAGCTTTAGGTGTCAGTCCTTCAATACGCTAACCCATATCTCATATCTCCTTTCGCACATAGTAAAACCCTCCCAAGCTTTTACACTCAGGAGGGTAATGTATTTATTGTTTAGCTTTAAGCCTCTGGTAAAGTGCTTCCATAGCTCCAACAGTTTTAGTAGACGTTTTCTTGAAAGCTCTCTTGTGGAAAGCTTCAATATAAGCCTTTCTCACCTTGGGGAACTTGTCAGTAGGATTTGCTTCATGATACTTCACAAACCAATCCAAAACAGCCGGGTCAGCATCAGCATGGTCACTGATATACTGCAAATCAATAGCCGCTGCACACTTAGGAGTCTCAGGATAAACAGCCTTTTCTACCTTACGAGAGACTTTCTCTTTCTTTTCGTCAGCCATAATAGCAACCACCTTTCTTAAGATGATTATGTTATAGCATCAATCTGTTATTTTGTCAAGAATCCCCTTAACATTATAAACCAATCTTGTCCTCTTTTTAACACTTTGGACATTAATCCGTCCATGTTGTACTATATCAAGAGGATTTATACTATGTTTCCCAGTCTGAGCAAGACAATCAACCAAGTCCTGTACCCTCATAGCATAGGTATCTTCCCCAAATTGTAAAACCAAAATACATAGAACATCTGTTCGCTGTAGTCTCAACATCTAATCAATTTGAGTTTTTTTAATCATACCTTTAACATTATCATGCTATACACTCATATACTTATTATCAGTATGCTTCAATTCAAAGAAGCAAATTATATCATTATCTTTAACAAGAAAATCAGCGGGCTAACACGGTACATAAGCATTAGGGTCAATGTTTTTTGCAGTCACATAAGTATCTTGTATTCTCCATACCCACAAATTTTGTCTTATACAAGATTCTTTGAAATCATGTTCAAATATCTTTCCTGAGCTCATCTATCCAACAGCATATTAATAACGCCAGCCACAAGACCAATTACACAAACAGCCAATCCAGCACCAAGAATAGCGCCAAAAAAGGCACAGAAACAATTTATAAATAACGCCATAATTAAAATTCCTCCTTTGGGGACTTAGGACGGTCAATGTAACGAACATCACGCCATAAAAATTTAGACATGAGTTTATTTAGATTGTTAAACATTTCTGCATTAAGAGGTCTAATATACTTATCATCACCAATTTGGACTCTTTTTTCTTTCGAGAGAATATCCCAATCAATCTTACCAAACTCTTTTTCATAAGCGTCATACAAATCCATAATATCTACGGGGCCTAAAATCTTAGTAGCCCAATAACCAATAATATTTTGATAATCAATTTCGTTAAATCTTGCCATAATCATTTATCCTCCATACTTTTATTTTTCAGTCACGCTTTTAAAATTTTAAAAAGTCTTTATTTTCAATACTTTCAAGATTACAGGGGTTAAAACAGCCTAAACCGTGACATATAACCCTTATTTATTATCTCTTTGTTTTTGTTTTCTAAGACGTGCTTTTTCTCTATCATTCTTCTTAGCACATTCGGTACAATATTTTTGTCTATTACCAGTCTTAACAAACTTCTTTCCACAAAGCTTACATTTACTAACATCACCAGAGTTGTAAATCTCAGCATACAGAGCCTTATTATCTGGCAATACAGCTTTGCGAAACCAAACGCAACAAAGAGATTTAGTCAATAAGCACATCCGCCATCTAAGACACAGCAAAAACCATTGTTATAATTACAACAGTTTTTAACTTTCTTGAATTGACTATCTGTAACTCTTGTCATACGTCAAGAATCCTTTCGTTATTATTAATAATTTTATAAAAAGGAGAGGGCAGTATAAGTACCCTCCCCACCAGTCATCTTAATTTTTGCCTAATGTTAACAATATAATAAAAACAATACAGAAGCAAAATAAGTATCCATCAAGTGTCATCAATTATGCTCCTTAAAATAATTTGCTACCCAAATCTTTAAGGTCATATTTGTCTGTAATCAAACTGTAGCACTTATCAATAGTCTTACTTGTAACTCTAATAGTATTTGGTTGGACAAAGCTTGTTACTCTAAACTCGTCATCTACCTTACCAATATATCTAACCCAAGCCTTATACTTTGTTGTCTTAATACCTGTATCATAATCAGTATCAATAATCTTGTCTACTTCGTTATTAATTAACATCTCTCGCAGCGTTAAAGCAACGTCAATAGGATGTAAGTGTAACTTAGTAGCAAGGTCATTAATACTGTAAGTTGCATATTCATTCTTTGACAAATAATTATAAATTTTAGTTTTCATTTTTTATTTCTCCATTTTCATTTATTATTTCAAACTATCAATAATCTCCTGATAGTCTTTTAAACTTTTTTCGTTCCTATCAAAGCACACGATTACTCTCCGTGGCTCATTACGATTGCACTTAATATAAGTAACCTAATTACCACGCTTAATCATCTGCTGGGCAAAATATACATCAAAAACATTTAAATCGTATTTCATCTTTTTTTGCTCTCTTTCATTAGTTTATTATAGTTTCCAAATCCTCTATCTACAGGACTATCTTTTACTCCAAGGATGCCAGTACCGTCCAAATAATAGCAATTTAATCCATTATTATTTAATCTCTTAGAGATTGTTTTCATTTCGTTTATTTTATCTTGGTCATAAGCAAGTATAATCTTGTTTACGCCAAGCTCAGTAAGCATTTTAATTTGATAATCAATTATATTACAAGTGTATGTAGCAACAGCCGGATAATCTCCAAAATAGCTATCACACTTAAGTACACTCTTTTCGCCCTCAAAGACAACTGCTCTCCTTGTCTTGCGGATTATGTTTTGATTTTGGTATAAACCATATAAGCTATTGCCTGTGTCAAACGTGTAAAAAATACCGCCAAACCAAACAGGTTTATATTTAGCTTCCTCTCTGTTGTCAATATACCTGCGTCTTACACCTATTAGGTTGCCATTAATGTCCCTGTTAGGTATAATGATTCTTTTTTCATAGGCATCCCATTCTATTTCAAATTTCTGCATTGTTTCGATAGAGATACCTTCATCTATCCATCCCTTGTAGAATGTATTTGCATCAAAGTACTTTAATATATTCTCGTCATAAATCGTTTGTTCTTTATTTTCAATATATTTTTTGTAGTTGAGCATACCAGTGTTATAATCTTGCTCATACTCGTATTTTGTATTAAAGCCTTTGCGATTAGAGTTACTAAGTCCAAGTCTCTTAGTTACTATCTTAATAGCATCACCATAGGAGCAATCCTCAAGCTTAGACACAAGTCCAAATACATCCATACCACCACAACAGGTATAGCAAACAAACAATTTGGTGTCTGGATAATAGTACAGCTTGTGACTATCTCCACCATGGCAAACAGTTCTAAATCTTAATTGATTATCATTATCTTCGTAACAAGGAGACCCATAATCACTAAGCAACTGTTTGACAAACTAATTATCTATCTTATCTAATATATATTCATTCATTCTTGCAATCCTCCTATTAAGCCCGTGAGTATACTGTATCGGAATAGTACCAGCCCGCCCTTTTAAGGGCTGGTAGGATTCCTGATACTGTCGCTCTCATTACACTTTTTATATATATAGGGAACGTAATAGTGTAATGGAGGTCTTCAAACACCAGTAATCACCGGGCATAAATCGACTTCAAAAATTTTCGCTCATTACACTCGTGGTGTAATGGTTATTTTTTGTAAACTTTATAGTTGTTTGTCTTGTCTTTTTTCACTTGATAACCAGCATTTCTAAGGAGTTCGTGATTAAGTATTCTTCCGAGGAAATGTGTCTTCAAATAATTGAATGTGACAATGTTTTTTGTACCAAACATTTTTTCAATTTTTTCTATTTCTTCTTTATTTAGTTTGTTGAGTGCCTTGTCTACATCGTCACCATTACCAGCAAGAGGGCGGAAGAAATAGTTTGTATCACTATTACAAGTGCAGCTAATCCTAATAATAGGATTAATCTTGCGTCCTGTAATATGTAGTTTCTTACCATCACTTGTTTTTTGTAACAAAATAGTTGTATCTACCTTAGCACCATGAGCTAAAGAGCCAAAAGGACTATCCAAAATAAAATTATCGTCAATGTCGCAATCAGCCATATCATCAAGATTTGAGTTGATACTTTTATTTGTATGATTTACAAGTAATACAGAAACCCGCATAGTAGTAAGTTCAAGTTTCAGTCTACTAAGCAAATCACTTACTTCTCCTACACTGTTAGTATCAAACTCTCCATCAACAAAGCTGTAAAAATTATCGAGTACAACTAAACCAGCGTTTTCATCTTTTCTGATTGCTATTTTTATTTTTGCAATAATCCCATCAACAGTTGTTTTCTTTTTAGCTGTTGAGTAATATCTAACCCTCTCATTACCATCTTCAAACTTTCTAAGATTAGCTTCTCTCTCATTAATCTCAGCCGGGTCAAGCTCACAATCAACATAGTACACATTACATTTCTTTGTGTCAAATAGTCCAATAAAAGGTAATCCATTTTGTATCTCATAAGCCAGTTGATAAGCTAATTGGCTTTTACCGCTCTTACTTGGAGCAACCAGTTCATTAAAGCTACGTTCCTTGATGATTCCATCGATAAGCCAATCATATCTATCATTGCAACCGGGGATTTCGTCAGCGAAACAAAAGCCATCTTCTCCCGGAAGCTCATAAGATTGTCTACACAGGTCTGAAATATCATGTGTGTATTCATCTATATCATCCTTCATTTTCTCTACAGACGTATTTTCAAAATCATCTGTAAAGATAACATCTTTCTCCCCATCAGGAGATTCTTGTTGTATCACATAGGTATTTACCCATTCATCCCATCCAAGCTTTTCTGCTTGTCTCAAAACTGATAATTTAATTAATTTCTCATACCAGTAATCAGGGTTTTCATCATCAGTTGCAATAATTGATTTAACAATACCATTATTTGAACAAGTAGCGGCTAAGTCATCGTCTCCAACCTTACTACTAAAACGTCTGATAGCTTCATAGATTCTTACTGTTGTTCCGCTAAAATCAGTTTTCTTTAAAGCCTAATAGTCGCCGGGAAAATCTTTTAAATGTCTTAATACTTTAATCTCAGTGTGTAAATCTCTAATTATAGTCATTCTTATTACCATTCTTTCTTTAAAATAAAATAAATAAAAGTGGTTGTGTATCTGCCGAATCATACACAACCACTCTTGTAGTTCATGCGCTCACCTAATGCACACGAGCTTATTATGAAACAAATTTTCGGCTATAAGTTATAGCCTTAATACAGCAGACAGGTAAAACATATGAAAGAAAGGTTTGTAAGGAGGTCGAATATCTATGGCTGATATTCCTAAAAAAACCTGTCTGCTCTATTAAGATTATAACTAAGCTCCGTGTGTATATCATCATTAATGCTGTAGGAGCTTATTAACCGTCCTCAAAAATTGAATACTCATTACTGAGTGTCTTAACAATATCACACTAATTTTTGTTTGTCAATGGTTTAATAAAATTATTTTTACTTTAATTCTTAGTATGGAATTATACTACTGTCTCTCTACAATCAAAAATAACTAAGAATAACATTAAAAAGAATTACAGAAGATATGATTTAGCCTATCTCCCTTCCATATAATAAAAATCCCTAAAATTTTTTTACGGCTATTTATAATAGAATTTCTCTGGTAAAAAACGCATAAGGGTTTTCTGCTAATTTCATCAACATGACAATGAAGGTTTCTATTCTTCCCTTCCACTATATAAAAATCCCAAAAAATATTTTACATCATTTTTTATCTGTATTTTACTGGTAAAATTGAGATAGGAGTTTTCTGCTAATTTTGCGTATTTTTCCGGGGAATGCCATAATATAAAAAAGAAGGGAGATTACTCTCCCCTCATATTGTTAATAGGACTAATATATTTCCTGCTCAAATCATCATCGGTTAAATCAAGATAAGCAATCTCAGTAACTTTAACGCTACTATGTCCAAGTATCTTACTGAGTGTAAATATATCTCCACCATTCATTAAAAATCTTTTAGCAAAGTTATTTCTAAAAGTCTTAGGTGTTATATCTTCAAGTCCAATACGCTTTTGGTATACCCTTAGATTTCTCTCAAAAGTATTTATAGCTAACTGTTCTCCAAATTGATTAGGAAACAGATAATCACTTTCTACAAAGATGTCTCTATGTCTTATCCACGCTTTCAAAATCTTTCTTGAGTTATCTCCAAAGAAAACTGTACGAGACTTCTTACCCTTAGTCTTATCCCATTCAAGCCAGATGGAGTTATTTTTAAAGTTAACATTAGAGTTTTTTAGAGAAAGACACTCTCCAATTCTCATACCTGTATCTAAGAGAGTTTGGATAATGATACCATCTCTATATTCAGGATACTTGCTTTTGTCAAGACATTTAAGCAGTTCTTTGAAATCCTTATCACCAACAAATACAAGGGGTTCTCTGTCAACCTTAAATTGTTTTACTCTCAATGGACTCCTATTAATATAATCAAAGTCAACCATCCAATTAAAGAACACTTTCATATTCCTTATGTAGCCATTGATAGTAATTTTACTGACAGGTCTGTTTTGAGTCATATGACCTCTCTTACCAATCCAGTTGATATAACTATCAATATCACCAGATTTAATTTTCTCAGCATCAGTTATCTTTCTGGTTGCCATCCATTGAGCCATAAGTTGTAAGGTTGCATTATAACTCTTGAGTGTCTTTTTACTAAGTCCTTTACTGTCACAATGAGACAAAAAATCCTCAATCTGGTAGTCGATAGGGTTCATACTAAACCTCCTATTGGTAGGAGTGAAATAGATTAATTAGTATGATTTTGACTCACAGATTGAACAAGTTAATCGGACTGGTAAAAGTATATTCCTTTGATGTAACTCAAAAATAGAAGAGAGAAACATATTAATTAAATATGGCGATGAATTCGCTGTTCGTCGGCTTCCCCTTGGTGTTGGAAACTGTGTAGCCGAAGTAAAAAATACGTTTCTCTCTAATTTAGTAACTTTTGAAGCCAAAAACTTATGAACAATCTGTGAACAAAAAACTAATTGTCACTCCTAATACAAAGAAGTATATCGGAATGAAAATGGTTTGTCAAGGCTTGTTTTCCAAAACGGTTATTCTATGTTCGTGGTCATCTAATTTATCTTGAGCTTCCTTAATAGCTCCTTTGTTATCTGTCTACATAATTTCCAGACTTTTAACAGCATCAGTCAATTTAACAATAGAGCTATTCAACTCAAGAATTGGCTTGATGACAGTGATACCAAAGCCAACTACAGTAATGATAACTGTGATTATTTGCCATTCCATAATTTTCTCCTTTCTTATTATTAAAAGAAATTCATTCTATATAAAAAGGAGTATAAGTATACTATCAAATACTCCTTAAAAAAGTTTTAATAATAACTCAAGAGAAATAAATAATGACACAACCAGTAGCACCATTAGTACCAGTACCACCAGAGCCACCAGTACCACCAGCGCCGCCATTAGTCCAAGCACCATTCTCGTATTTAGCGTGACACCATGCGTAAGTACCACCAGCACCACCACCTCCGCCACCGCCATTACCAGCATTACCACCAGAGCCAAATGTTCCAGTAAAAGCAGTAGTACCACCATCAGCGCCATTACCACCAGTTATTCCACTTGCATCAGAGCCAGCAGCAATAGCAGAAGCGCCACCACCGCCACCACCTGACTGAGTTTCTACATAACCGGGAGAAGCATAAGAAGGACTTGCATCATAAGGTGATGTAGTATAACCGGGGTAGGAATAACTACTTGAGGTTAAGATTGTTGCTTTATAATAGCCTTTATGGGAAGAATAACCATCAATATAATAAGTACCACCAGCATTAACATAATTAGACCAGTTCTTACCATCAAATGTTTTCTTACCACTAAAGCTTACAATGCCTGTGTCGCTATTAAATGAATAGCTTGAGTACATGGTATAGCTCTTACCACTTGTAAATTTAGTAGTACCACCACCAGAAGTAGCCTTTAAAGTATATTTGGTTACATATTGACCACCAGTTTTTCTATTACGAGTTCCGGGAGAACCGCCAGAGTTACCATTAACAGCTTCACCGGATTTACCAGAAGTACCAGTATTACTACCATCTCCACCATTACCACCATATGCTCCATCAATACCAGCTATACCATCAAGAGCATATACAGTTTCAGAGAATAAGTCTTTGTAACCATTTTCTACTTGTTCACCATTGGCAGAATCAAGTGTGGTAGAACCAAAGGAACAAGTAGTATTTCCACCTTCTCCACCAACATCAGGAGCAGAACCATTAGCAGTACCTAATCCAGCAGCCCCTACATTGATAGTAATGCTATCAGTTAAAGCATCTACATATCCTTCACCACTAATTACTTTACCACTCTTACCAAGTGCTCCACCTTTGCCGCCTTTACCTCCTTCACCACCAGCACAAGACTCTTCTGAGCCTGCATCACGGCTTGAAATGATAGAGGAACTTGTATTTCCACCAGCAACACCATCAGCTCCACCCTATCCACCTTGACCGCCACTAATAGCAATAACTCTAAAGTTTCTATGAGTAGCACCAATATTTTTGAGATTATATGTGCCACTCTGACTAATTACAATGCTCTTAGTAAAGTCATATGGATAGTAATTTACCTTTACAGCTTGTGTAGTTGTAGCTGTTACTCCATCCTCAGTATAGCTAATAGTAACACTGGTCATTTTCATCATCAATACTTCTGGGGTTACTGTATAATCAGTATCAGCAAGCACCTTAGTATTATTGTTGCTATAGATAGCTGTGATAACCATACCAGCTTTATTAAAGCTATTTCCTTCATAATATTCAGTATATGTAGGAGGATGTGAGACAACAATAGATGTAAGATATACAACTGTGATTTCTTGAGTTGCAGTTTTGGTAATACCTTTCCTCGCATAGCTAACAGTAATAATTGTGTCAGTCTTACCAAGTGCTCCATTAGGAGAAACAGTATAACCACTGACAATTCTACTCTTACCATCTGCAAAAGTAGCTGTAACAATCATACCAGTTCTATCAAAATATTCATTTAGTTTATAGACTGTCTTATCAGGAGGATTAGTAATAGCAATCGACACCAAATCAGGAGCTTCGCCAACTGTAATATCTTGATATGTTTTAGCTGTTACACCATCTTCTGAGTATGTAATTGTAATTGTATTATCTGCTTCTGTAAGTGCTTTCGTAGGCTCCCAAGTATAGTTAGTAACAGGTTTATGGGTTCCATCAGAATAGAAAGCTTCAACAATCATTCCCGTATTGTCAAAAGTATCATCTACATAGTAATCAACAGTATAAGGAGGTTGTGTAATTTCAATCTTTCTCAGCACATTCTTTACAGTAATATCAACTGTAGCACTTGCGCTAACACCAATCTCACGATAAGTAATGGTAATTGTTGTATCATTAATAGTAAGTGGAGTATTAGGAGATACCTGATAATTATTAACGATAGCTGTAGTACCATCGTCATAAGTAGCAGTAACTACCATTCCATTCTTGCTAAAATAATCGCCTGTCGCATAAGCTAATTGAGTAGGTGGAGTAGTGATAGCAATAGAGACAAGAGTTCTGCTTCCCACAACTGTAGGAGGAACATAATTTAAAATAACTTCACAGTTGGCTTTTGTAATTTTAGGCCCAACAGAAGCATCAATAGACTTTACGAATCCTGTGGATTTCTCCCAAAATGGATTAGTAAGCTGGATATTATCGGTTGTTCTTTCGTTACCCAGAATGATAGAAGGGGACATTGTATTAGCGTTACCATAATAAGCCATCATTCTTTCAGCGGTAGAAGCACTGTTAGCAAGAGAAATCAAAGTTGCTTTCTTTACTTCTGCTATTTTCTCTTTACCATCATAATCAGTCTTATCTTTATGAATAACACTTTCTGTATGTAGATACTCTTTTCCGTAAATCTCAACAGAAGGAGTTGCATTTACTACAGCATAATTCACATCTGATTCTATCAAAGTGGTTCCCTTTACAGTAATATCATAGCAAGGATTATCCCATGTTACAAGAGAAGCACCGCTCACAGAAACGCCTTTAGGAGTGGTGAAATCAGAGCCAATCAATTCACCCTTAAAAAGCTTTGTATCTTCAATATTATCAAGCTTAACATAACCATGTTCAGTAACAGCTACAGAGCTTACATTACTATTATATTTAATCTTTCCGGCTGAGAAAATTCTATTGTCAGGAATGACTTTAGGAGTAGTTGTATCCAGAGTAGTAATATAAGCATCACCATCTTCATTTCTTTTAATGCAACCGCCACAAGCAAAAAGTACCTGTTGTAAATTAGCTCTACGAGTAGCAACAGGAAGCCAACCATAGAGTTTAATTTTAGAAAACACTGGTTTGATTGTGTATGGAATTTTACCACCAATCACATCTGAAATAATATCACTTGCATAAGTACCAGAGTATAAACCTCCATAATGGTTAGTATCATCTAATAAACCAATAGAAGACTGAAATTCAAATTCGTATTTGAACTAATCATCCCTTGTTACAGATACAAGGTAATATTTACTAAATAATTCATTATCTCTATAGTAACTGCAAATTGTACCATATGGTAATTTAGCTATAGAGTCATCAGGCTTACTTTTATCTCCCGGATATACAACAGTGAAGTTCAGTGTATCTACAGATAGTTCATCATGGGCTAATGACGTTTCGGCTTGAAATGAAATATCTGTAAGCTTACCTTCACCTGTACCATCATCAGCGAAAACTAAGCCGTTATAAACTATCTTATTCATTCAACCTCCAAGTAAAAAAAGAGGATAGACAAACTTATGCCTACCCTCTTATGATTATTGTTCGATTAACGGAAAACTAATTCCGCTCCATTTGTCAACTCCATCTTCTGTTATCATGTGAGTTGCGGGAACGTTATTAGAATACGCTTTAAATGTTCTTGTCTTGTTTGTAGGCGGGTCAGTACAAGTAACTGTTACATACTCTGGTTCAATTAAAGTAAGTACCTTAGCTGCATCAGGGCCAGAAAGCGGAATACATGGGACAGTCCATTTAGCTTTAATAGCTACTCTGTCTCTGTGCATCGTACCATCTAAGGTTCTTCCCGCATTTGGGTCTTCAACATCATTCCTTGTCCATTGAAGCTAACTTTCAAGAATATAAGGAGTAATGTCAACACCATCAATTTTAAATATCATGCTTTACCTCCTTATACCATCACAAGAGAACTGGAACCGTATCTTGCTAATTCCTTTTGTCTGCTTGTAACTTTTCTTGTGACCTTATCGCCATCCATATAAACATCAGAATCTTTATCTTCAACAGCTTTAGAAATCTGATTACCAATAGAGTACACTGCATTAACAACAGCGTTATTAGCAGATTCCATTGTTTCCTTCATAAGAGATTGCGGAGAAACAATTTCAGGGTTATTTCTTGCATTGGCGTACTCACCAGCTTCAACCAAGGTAGACTTGTAGAGAACACCACCATTAGCCAGCTTAGGAATATTTGCGGGTTCAAGGCTAAAAGCGACAGGTACAGAAGGAGTTTTGACACTTTGATTGCTCAAATAGCTTGTGTCAGCATCTTGAGCTTTCTTATTCCATCCCAAGAAATCTTTAACTTTATTGATAGCATTACCAATAGCATTAGCGATTTTGCCAACATAAGAAGCAACAGTATTCCACAAACCAGAAATTAAATTTACAACGGTGTTTTTAACATCTCTAAAGACATCAACCATACTGTTCCAAGCATCTTCCCACTGACCAGTTACAACATTAACAATAAAATTAATAAGGTCAGCTATACCTTGGAAAATATTATCTACAAATCTAATTATTGCACTTAGTACAGTTTTTGCTAATCCAAGAAGAGCATTAAATGAAACTTTTAGACTTTCCCATTTAACAGTTACCCAGTCTTCAATTGCTTTTCCAATGTTTTCAAAGAATACCTTTATAGCTGACCAAATAGCAGATAAGCCAGTTGTCAACCATTCCCAGAAAGCTTGTAAAGCGTTTCTAAAGCTTTCATTTGTGTTCCAAAGATATACAATAGCTGCAACCAATCCGGCAATAGCGGCAATTACTAAAGCAATTGGATTAAGAGACATAACAAGGTTCAAAGCTGCTTGAGATACAGCAAGTATCTTTTCTTTTGCGTCTAACAGCATTATAGCAACTTGTAAACCAAGCAATCCTTCTTTGTAAGCATTAAACAAGGATTGTATAGCTAAAACACCGTGATAAGCAGTAAATGCAGAGGTTAGTCCAACCATGATTGCAATAACAGCATCTCCATGGTCTAATATAAATCCAAGGAACGCCTAAAAAGCATCACTTAAAGCAGTAATTATATCTTTAGCTATTTCCCATGTAGCATCAGCAAGGGGTTCAAGTAGACTCCAAAGCTGAGATACAAGAGTACCTAATGCAGCCGCAAAATTTACTATGGAATCATGGTGTTCTGAGAAGAATTGCGCCCAATCCACAAGAAGGTCAGAAACAAGCTGTAAGGCTTCTCTTAATTTTACTCCTATCCAGTCTACAAGTGGAGCAATGCCAGTATTGTAAAAGGCTATTACAGAATCACAAATTGCAGATATGGAAGTATCAATTACACCAGCCGCAGCTTGTAAAACGCTCGATATATCGTTAAATATAGTTCTGAAATATTCGTTTGGCTAAGATATTCTTGTAAAAGCATCGTTTAATATTTTTACAATTGTATCAGCAATTTTAATTACAGCATTAATTACAGAGCTTCCTATGGCGATTAACCGTTTAAATAAAGAGTTCCAATCAACTGATAAAATTATATTGTTTATAAACTCAAACAAGTCAGAGAACAATTCTCTTAAATTGGCTGTTGTAACAGTTACTTCCCATGTTAACTATTGTAAAGCAAGCGTCCAGTTTACAGAGTTTAAGAAATTTACAATAGAATCATATATTCCTTTTGCAATTGTTTCAGAAAGTTTTAATACTTCCTGTCCAAGAAGAATAAGTGATTTCTTAATTGTAGGCCAATCAAATTGAAGATTAAGCTTGTGCTCTTCTTGCCATTGTTTAAATTTATTAGCAAGCTGTTCCATAAGGTTATCCCATTTAGTAAGAACACTGTCTTCCTAAATAATATCACCATCAACAACAGCGTCTCCAATTCCTCCTCCGCCTCCACCAGCACCAGAAGAAGAGTTTGTATCAGGAGCTTGAAGCTTGTTCAGTTCATCAAAGCTAAGAACAGAAAGAGACTTCTTTAAATCTTTAGCAGCATCTGATGTGTTTTCAATTCCTGTAGCGGCTCCATCAGCAGAAGAAGCCATTTGATTGAACTGTTGTGTATTTACTTTTAGAGTTTTATCTTTTCCGCCAAAAACTTTTGAAAAAGCTCTAACTAAAGCATTTCCTATTTCTACAACAACACTGAGCATCTTATTTAATTCAATAATTACAGGTCTTAATACAGCAATTAAACCTGTACCAATGATTGTTTTAAGTTGCTCCATTTGTGTCTTGAGTATCTTTATTTGGTTTGCCCAAGAGGTGTTTGTTTTAGCAAAGTCACCTTGAGCATCAGCGGTTGTTTTCAGAACAAATTTATACCTTAAGGCTACTTTTTCTGCTTGTGTCATTTCAGTATAACTCTTCTTTATACCTTGAGCCATAGCAAAGTTCTTAAGGTTTACATCTGTCATTACGACACCGTATTTTTTAAGAGTTTCGGTTTCTCCTGTATATACGCTTTTAAGTGCTGTAAAAGCTTCATCCTAAGAAGTATTCCAGAAAGAGGCTAAATCAGCACTAAGGCCAGCAAGCGTAACAGCCATGGTAGTACCAGCTTTATTAGCTATTCCCATGCCGTTAGACATAGCCATAAATGTAGATACAGTACGCTTTGCAGCAGTCTCAGACATACCATATTGTTTAATGACATTCTTTGACCAATTATTTACTATATCTGCACTTTCGCCAAATGCAGTATCAACGACATTCTATACTTCAACCAAATCACCAGCAGCAGTTGTACAAGCCTTAGTAAGCTTAACTACAGCGGCAATTACAACAGTAAGTTTAATAGCATTAAAAGCTTTTTGAATACCATTAGAGGTGTTTTTAGCTGTTCTCTCAAGACCGTTCATTTTCTTTTGAACTGTTGCAACTTCTTTTTGAAGCTATGCGGTTTGAGCAGTTATCAACACCTTTAATTCTTCAACTGTCATTTACTTTTATCACCTCGCATTTTGTTGTGTCGGATAGCAAAATCAATCAACAACTCTTTCTGAATCGCAGACGATTTAATTTCTTTCTGTTCCACTTCATTTAACAATGAGGGATAAGTTTCTTGTAATGACGGTATCTGTTTTCCATTTAGAACTATTCCCATAAAATGAGAAATATTAGCTGCAAGTTGATAATCCAAAGATAATTGTATCTTATAATCTTCAAGTTGTTTCTTATTATACGCTTCAACTATAAGTGTCACTTCACCTACAGTCATTTCCCAAAAATCAGAATAACTAATACCAGCCTGTATAGCAACCTTTAAGAGTTCTTCTATATACTCTTCAAACGATTGTGGAGGAGCTTCCCCCTCCATTATGCGTTTTTTGCAGTCTTACCTTTTGCGGTTTTCTCTTCCTTGAACAGACCACTAACCTTGTAAATATCCATTACAACAGGAATAAAGTCTGTATAGGTTCCACCATCTTCAATGTACTTATCATAAATATCATAAGCATCATCAAGAGTCTTACCATGCTGATAAGCCTGTAAACTCTCATGGAAAACAATCATCATATCTTCCAGCTTAGGAAGTTCAGAGTCCTTGACCTTCATAAAAATGTCAAGAGGGTTCTTACCCAAACGCTTTTCAAGATTAATCAAAGCTCTTACATTCAGTCTAAGCTTATATTCTGTATCAGCAACTTTCAAAGTAGTAAACAACATATAACACAATCTCCTTATTTGGATAATAAAAAAGAGGGTAGTATTACCTACCCCCTATATTAAGTTTCTTATTAGGTAGCGGGAACAACAGTCATATCACTGTTCATGAAAACAGTAAGAGTAAAGGTGCCGACATCAGCAGCTTCACCGCCATCAAAAGAAGCAGCGCACTTACCAGAGAAATCAAACTTAGTTCCATCCTCAGTCTCAACTTCCCAATCAACAACAGTGCCAGCTTCCTCAAAGTCACGGACAATACGATAATTAGAACCCTCAGTGCTACCCTCAAAGAAGCACACAAACTCCAAATCGCCGTAATCCTTCAAGCCGGGAACATATCTCTTGGTCTTGGAATTGATAGGAGTAGCTTCCTCCTTATCAGTAGAACCACCAAGAGAAGGAATACTTTTAACGTTAGCAAGTTCAGTAAATTGGCTACCAGAAGTCTTATAGCTCAGTTTAGAACCACCTAAAATAGCAGCAGTACTATCCATTATATATAATCTCCTTTATTATCAAAATTTCTCTAAAGCTAATGCTTTATATTTCATATCTCTTTGTCCAAGTGTATTTGTCCAAAGGTCATTCATAATTGTTCTTGTAAAATGAAGCTTCCTCATAATAGAATCAATCTGAATAGAATAATCTACAAGTTCCTTTTGAGTTTTAGCCCATATTTTAATATGATAAGTAATATCACTATAAGCTAAAGTATCTCCTTGAGCACGAGTAGAATTATCATATTCATAACAGCTAATACAAGGAACTTCACATTTAGAAGTTAAGAAATTTTCATTGTAAACCTTTAAACCAGTCTCAGACAAAGATTTAATTAATTCAGGAGTTACATTAATCATTGTGTACCTCCTTTTACAGACTCTTTAATGTAGTCTAAACATTTATCTTTATTATCGTCTAAAGCTCTTTCCATAAACGGATTAGGTTTCTGTCCACTGGTAGAGTGCCAGTTACCTTCTGCATCCTGATAATGCCATGGGACATCTTTTCTACCATCACCGTTCTTAGCAAATAAGCCTGTTCCTTGGTGTACATACGGAGCATATTCCTTATCGCTGAACACAACTCCTTGAACTAAAGTAGGCTCTTGTGTTACTCTTGAGGAAATAGAACGCCTTAATTCACCAGTCTGTACAGGGCAATTCTCTTTTGATTCTCTTTCTACCAGAGCTACACATTTGCCCATAGCCTAAGCTACAGCATCTCCATTTGCTAATTTATAAAGTCTTTGATTTAATTTCTTCATGCCATCTATATAAGCCATTATTTGACCTCCTGCATGAACACTTGATTAAATCTGCCCTTTATAACATAAAGAACTTTAAGCTTCTTATTATCATAGTCGATAATATATGTTTCATCAATCTCTTTATTTTGCGTGATACCTGTATATTCAGAATCAACATATAGAGGACTATCAACAGGAGAGTGTTTTGTAACTGAAATAGCCATCAACACTTCTCCTGTCTTGTCCTGTGTTATAGGTTGTCCATATTCATCAAGCTTGTCAGAGATTGCAGAATATGTGTATTTCTTCATTCGCTGAATCATAAGAACATCACCTTACGCTTTTTATTCAATGCAGATAAAATATCATCAGGGAGTCCATTAAGAAAACTTTCAGAAGAACCATTGAATGAAGTTGAACTAAGTCCTTCTGTATTGATTCTGTTGAGATAGATTACCGCTATTCTTTCTGCTAAAAGAGTTAAGGAATAATCAGCTACACAGTCTGTATAATCTTCTACAAACTGTAATGCTAATTTAGCCATTAAACCAATTTGAGCATCAGAAAAGGAGGTTACACTATCTCCTAATAAAAGCTTAATCTCTTCTAACATTTGTAACCTCCTATTTAGTTAATTAGGCAGCGGTAGCGTCAGCAGAGGAGCTAACCTGTCCCTCTTTACGAGCAACAACGTGAATAGCGTCACCAGACACCAGAGCATCGTTCAGAGTAGCAGAATAGTTACCACCCTCAGCCTTGACAGTAGCAACCAACTTACCATTGACATACACATTGACAGTAGCACCATCAGTAGCAGTCCGGGCAACAGTAGTACCAGTCTTGGTAGTAATGGCAGTAGCAGCACCAGCAGCGGCAGCAATACGGCAAACCTTCTTTTCATTGGTCAGAGCGATAACAGCAACAGTACGCACCCAGTAATCGTTCTTACGCTTGTCAGCATCACGGTCTTGCTCCCACTCATTGGTCTTATTGATAAAAGCAGTAACAGCTTCCTTAGTGGCAATAATAGCTTCACCTTCGGGAATGATATTGCTCATGTAGATAGGAACACCAGCAACAGTGCCGATATAACCAACACGAGAGAAAGCTTCCACATACTTCAAATCATCCTTAAGAGCCTTCTTCAAAGCAGCAAGACCATTGGGATTAACCAAAGCAAACAAGGAAGAACTCTGCTCCTTGAACTTAGCAATAGCATCAACAAAGGAAACAAAGTCAAATCCACCTACAACCTCATTATATGCAGCTTCATTAAAGCAGGACATAATACGGTCATTCCAACTATTAGTCATAGTCTCAGCCATACCAGTCAACATAGTATCAACAACCATAGGGTCTTTCTGAGCCTGTTCATCATAGTAGAAACCATGACCCTGAATGGTCTTAAGGACATAATCCTTGTAGTAACCATTAACTTCAATGCTGTGAGTATTACCCTCACCCATAGCGACTTCATCAACATCACCAGTTACAGAACGGAACACAATACGCTTAGTGTCACCCGCACCCTGAGTAAGAGTATTATCCAAAGTCACAAACTGATTCATATTGACTTCGGTTGCAAGAATTGTATTGTACTTATTAGAAAGCACAAGGTTATTATAAGTATAATGAGCCATTATAATATATCTCCTTTTAATTCAAAAATTTAGAGTAGAAATCTGGACGTTCATCAAGTAATCTCTGCATTTCAGAAGCAGGAAGGGCAAGGAACTTTTCTTTTGTATCAGCAACACCAGAAGAAGTACCATCTCCCTTTGGGGTTCCACCGACAGAAAGAAGTTTATCCTTTACACCATCACTAACTGCTTTCTTAAACAGCTTATCCAGTTTCTCAATTACAGCTTGAGATGCTTCAATATCATCAGTAATATTGAGAATATCAGCAAATTCAGCAGACAAACCACGAGAACTAAGAACGCTCTTAAGTTCAGAACGGTTCTTTTCAATCGTCATCTGTGCTACCTTCTCTTCAAGCTCTTTAATCTTATCTTCACTCTCAGCCTTTGCACGAGCTTCTTCATCCATAGATGCAAGGCTAAGTTGTTTTTCATATTTCTTCTGCTGAGTCTTAAGAGCCTGAGCGACACGTTTATCGGACTCGCTCTAAATCAGAGCAAGCACTTCATCTTGTGTATAAGTCTTGGTTTCAGTCTCAGTTTCTTTAGTCTCAGTTACTTTATTTTCATCCATAATATAAATCTCCTTATAAGTTACAAGATATTCTTGTCCCTTTGGTATAAGTTATTAGTTATTGTCCAATCCCTAAATGACAATTAATCTTTGTAATAAGAAAGCCCTTTATCTTTGAAGTATTGCGGTTTGCGTGAATCATCACACATATACCGTCTAAATGTTCCATACCCAATACCATAATATTCAGCACATTCTTTTATTGAATCAAATACAATCCCATCACAGATTACTTTCCTTGCATAACTATTTTTCCGATAAGTAAATTGGCCTTTGTTTGGATTGTCTTTTTTCATGCGTTCACGCATTTTTTCAAATGTGCCGTTCTCAATTCGTGTTTGCATAGAACGTTCATTATGTGTCCGATAATTATTATTCTCTTTGTAAGTCATCCATTCAAGATTCTCTACATAATTATTCTGCTTGTCCTCGTCTTTGTGATTAACAGTAGGTTTCTTATCTGGATTTGGAATAAAGGCAAGTGCAACTAATCTATGAACATATTCACGCTTGCCTTTATTATTTCTCCATAAGCTTACAAATAAATAGCCTTTTCCATTATCATGCTAAGTTAGAAATCTCTTTGTTTTCTTATTTCTAACTCTACCATAATTGCTTACTTCATAAAGTTCTTCATAATATCTACAATCTTTGAAAATTTCTTCTAACATACAAATTACCTCCGTAACTGTTTATTATTACAGCCCAATAATCCTTTAGAACTCCACTACAGGAATCATTGAGCATCTGCAAAACAATGCAAGGGAACAGGAGCTTCATCAATCGAATACTTCTTTCCTGCTTTTTCCTTGCAAATAGGACAAGTCTTTTCATCATGAGTGGGTAATACTTCCCATTGTGTAATCCGATATTCCTTGTACCTATCTTGAGCCGCTATAGTCTCAATGTGTGCTAATTCCGTGCTTGCAAGTCTCCTCGCATTTGAATAAGATACATTAAACAGGTCAGAGATTGTTTGTGCAGTTTTATAAGAGTTATAACCCTTCACAAGACAATCTACTAAACCTTCTGTTAATTTGTTTTTTAATAATGATTGGTTTTTCCAAATGCGTTGTGACCAATTTAATCCATCAGCACACCAGACTTCATCAACCACCAGTTTTAACTTTCTTTCGTCTATCTAAAAGAACATTTCAGCAGAGCCAGCTATTTCTTTACTGACTTGCTTATAATTCTCTTCAAGATACTTCCTTGTGGCTTTCTGCATCTTCTCTTCCATATCGCCAGTTAGAAGAGCTAACTGTGCAGAAGCCATCTAATATCTTTTCATGTTATAAATATCTGTTCTTGTAAGTGGCTTATCTCTACTATCAGGATAATCTTTGTAGAATTGTGTTAGCTCAACCTCATGGTCAAGCCTGTATCTTGCATCCTGAAATATCTTTCTATATTCCTCTTCAAGATTCTCAATATTCATATCTGTGAAAAGTTGTGCTCTTTCCATTCTTCCAACCCAATATTCTTTTGAATAAGTAGCTTGAATGTTTTTATAATAATTACGTTCAAACTATTTTCTTTCTATGTATTGCGTAATCTCAGGTTGTTTTAAAGCTTTTAATTCGTTGCTTGTTTCTATTTGTTCAGAAGTTAAATCAATATTTACATATTTTATATCCCAATAATCAAGTCTTCCCCAAGCCTATCTACGTTTGTGCATAATGTCACTAACATACTGCTTGCTTGGAAAACCATAGAAGTCAGCAACCTCTTGTAATGTTTTAAAATAAATGTATTTTGGATAACCAACCTCACCTACATTTACTCTAATCCATCTATTACTCTTCTTCCTCGCCATAGTTACCACCTGTTACAAAGGCGTTGCTATAAATATCCATGCTTGCTTCTTTTTGTTCTTTAACTTTCTCAGCTTCCTCTTTAGGATTGTCCACAAAAGGCAAAGTAGAAAGTAAGGTTTCGTCAGAAACAATACCGTTAAGCTGAGATACAGCAGTAGCCAGAGTAGACAAATCTTCTGGAATGTTTCTCTCAAAGTTAATCTTAATATCTCTATAAACCTCTTCGCCAAGCTTTAAAGAAACAAAACCACAAAGAATTTCAATACGTCTTTGTAATGCTTTCTTCATAGAAGCTTCAATGGTTGCAGCACGAGTTTCCATACCAGTCAGTCTATATTTAATAGCAATGCCAGAGGAAACACCGCCTACAAAGCTTTCAGAACTAAAGTCAGGGCATTGAGCAATTCTATAAATAGCTGCTTGAATCCTTTCAATAGAGTTCTTAGCCTGTGTGTCATCTGTAGACTTGGTAAGGAAAGAAACACTCGTATTTTCACCGGGAAGATAAATACCCCTTGATTCTTTCATCTTATTCATGTTACTACTTAATTCTGCTGAATTAAAATTACCAGTAAACACTAAATAAGCAGAAGTAAAAGCATCAACGTCATCAACCTAATCACTTTGGATAGTGTTATAAGCATCCTACAAAGTTAAAATACAATTAAAGATAGATTCATTATCTTCCAAATAAAACACATTTGCAGGACATTGAGAGAAGTAGTGTGGCTCTTCACCAATGAAAGTCAAAGCGCCAATCTCACCAATAGATTCATAGTGCTGAATCTTTTTATCAGAATACACATCTACATAATATTTATTGGAGGTATCCCATTCAGAAGCTTTATACATCCTCACAAAATATAAAAGCTCTCCGCTTAAGCAATCGTCAAAGATTCCAAAAGAAGAGAGTGGCGATACATTTTTAAATCTCGCATTAGCTTGTTCATCCAGATACATCAATTCATTACCAACACCATAAATCAAAGCATCTTTCAAATACGCCTAATCTTCACTTGAACAATCATTATAATTAAGAATGTTTAACAGTTCAGAAATATCATTGTCTGATTGATAAGTAATATGATTAGGTGCGGCTAAATATCCCAAATATGAATATGTAATATTTCTACAGAAGTTAGTTACAAGCCTATTACAGCTTCTATTTTCATCATCATATTGTTTGTCCAAAATAGGCTGTAAACCATCAAAATAATCTTTCCACATCTGTAGAGTAGGCTTGTTAAATGTAACGTGTCTGCTAATGATACGTTGAAGTAAATCAGTAGTAAGTGGTTCTTTTCTGCTTAAATAGAACTTTTCAGGAAGAGGAAAAATCTTTGTTTTATCGCTATTTACAAAATTAGCCATTCTCTTCATCCTCCCTCTTTGGAATCAACTCTTCACTCTCAGAATAAGTGAATTCACAGGGTAAGGTATCCCAAGCATCTTCATATTTTTGCCCAGTCTCATTCTGAATAATATAATAGCCAGAGTCAGAATGAGTGTAAACCAGATTGTCAAATTGTTCTTGTACTATCATCCTACCACCTCCGTATTCTCTACTTCACTTACTTTCTTAATCTTTGAAGCATATGCTACCCAGTTCGTAGCCGCTATCCATCCATCATAAAGATTGTCGGGGACTATGATTGCAGAGACATAACTTGTTTTTACCAATCCACTTGAAGCACTTAACACAGGAACAGCCACAACACTTGAAAAATCATATATAATTCCGCTCCTCTATGGAGTCGAATACCGCCCAAAATTCAAAGCATAACTTTTAAGCTCGGCGGATGTGTTAATTTTTATATATCTGACCAAAGAGCAACCATAGAAAGCAGAATCTCCAATTGAAGTTACATTCTCAGGAATTGTAATATTTTGAAGTGAAGAACAA